CTGAAGTTAAATTTAAGACCACATTCTCCAAGAGAAATCCAGTTACCAAATAATGCAGTAGTTAAACCATTATCTACAGTGCTTAAAGTGACTGTAACTATACCACTTGCAAGAGACCAAGATGAGTTTACAGAACCTCCAAAGTTAATAGCAGCACTTTGGAATCCATACATGAACACTTCCTGACCAACTTCGTAGTCATGATAAGCAGTGCTTCCAAGAGTAAAGATAGGACCTAAGTATGTCTGCTGTGTTGCTAGAGATGTATCCATCGTGGTGATAGATAACAACTTAGTAGCATCCTCGAATCTTTGATATCCTAAACCTGTACCAGTAATAGGTAAAGTTACAGGATCATCATTACCCTGAGCATCTTTGTTTAATGCGTTAGCAGCAGATGCTGCCAATCTAATCCAGTTAGCGTTTTCTCTATAGACATAATAAGTAGTTCCATCTACAAGACCACCGATGCCACCCATCTTGCTCTCACGATATACTACACCATCACCATTTGCATATTGATGAGTTTCAATAAAGATATTGTTACTCTCTGGCATAATTTTACCAGTAGTAAACAAGTGAAGTTTAGTGTCTGGAGATACTCCAGTTATATCTTTTCTACCTGTGGTTGAAGTGGTTGTAGTAGCGTTCAACCAGGTATCAAATAACTGAATACTATTAGCATCAACAAACCTTACATAGTACGCTGTACTGTCGATTAAACCGCCTAGAGCAGCAGTGTTTTCATCTTTCTGATAATATACCTGATCACCTGTTTTTAAGGTATGACCAGTGATTGTAATGGTATCAGTGGTAGTATTAACTTTAGTAGAATCAGCAGAGAATGCAACTGTCTCTCTTTCTGAATTTACTGTGTGTTGATAGATCTGGTTAGAGATAGTCTCTAGTTCAGGTCTTAATGATTCAGCATCAACAACGTCAAATCTGTCTGAGGGATTGTTATTGAGATCAGTTACAATATTTGCTGCAACATCATCATAGAAAACTTTTTCAGCGTCTTGGAATACATCATTGATACCTGATGTAATAAGGATCGTTACGTCACCTGTAGAATATGGTGATGCAACAGGACCTGTAAAGTTGACAGTTTGAACTGTACCAAGTGTACCAGATGATCCACCCTGTACAAAGTCTCCAACGTTTAGAGTTACATTGTCTCCTGTGTGGTTATTAAATGTAATTTTGAATATGTTATCACCACGAAACTTGTCACCAGGTATTGATGGAATCTGTCCCAACTCTGGTTCGTAATATAATCTCTGTTTGTCATCAAATACAAACGCATACTTCCAAGTATGAATTACAGTACTCTGTGGATCTGATGGGTTTTGTAGTGCGTCTCTGAACACAACACCAAAGATGTATGTTTCATTAGACGCTTTGACCATATGACGGTCTCTGTTAGCTGGTCTAAGAATTACTCTTCTTAAGTTGTCACCAACAAGTGAACAGTTTCTAGGAAGTGATATTGGGTTATCTTCTAGATACTCACCACCAGATACAATAAGTGTTACGTATTCATCACTTGGATCTGGAGTTGCTTTCTGTAATCCGTAAGCAATCTGTGCTGCTTTCTTAACTGTTTTAACTGGTCTAGCAGCTGAACGACCATCATTTAGATCACTACCAATAGTCTGTGATACGTATACACGACCACCAGTATCATTAGTAGCAACTTTATATACAAAATCAGTGGTAGCAAGTCTCCTAGACTGATCAGTCAGAGGAGGAGTATCAGCAGTAGGATAGAATGTAGTTCCAAAAGTAGGACTTGTAACGTCTGTGTCTTCAAAGTTAACTAAGTTTGGAGCACGAAGATCCAATGAAGGGTTGATAATCGTTTGAATATCTAAGTTAACAACCTGTGCAGTATCAGAAATAATAGAACGAGTAGTTCTGATCTGACCCTCTACATCGAGTTCATACTGTGGATCTGTAGTATTAACACCAACTCTAATATTGTTCTGAGGGTTTAGATTCATGAACAACGCATCTTTCTCGTTGGCATCAACGCCCACAGACATTTCTATAGAACTGTCAGCTTGAATACTTAGAGATCTTACCCTTTTATATGATACTGTATTACCTGCAGTAATTACACCTAAATTTGAACTGGTAAACTGAAGTTCATCATCGTTTACCTTACTTACAGTATATTCTCCACTTGCTTCACCACCAGATGTGAAGTCAAGATATAATTTTTCATTACCAATAAACCCATGTGCAACCGAAACGATATTAACAACACCAGAAACCGTCCTACTATAAGTGGCATTTACCCAATTACCTGTAGCTTTAGTACCAGATGCTTGTATCCTTTGCTGGTCGGAATTTATCTTAATTGCCATTAGTTTCTATGAAACAAGTGTGATGTCTATAATACCAATCCATTTAACAGTAGAATTGGTTGTCACTGATTCAACTTCAAAAGTAAAATAAGGTACACTTCCGATTAAAAATGCATCTGGAGTAACTTTCCAGAGTTCTTGACCTGGTGGATTATTTCTAATAATATTTTCATAACTAGATGCTACTGTTGGCGTACCATTTGTAGCAGTTGTAACTACAATATCAAATGTGGTTGCATAAACATATTGATTTTGAGTAGTCTCTTGTCCAAAAACCCTTGCCTTAATAAATGCAACCCTATCTGCAGCAAGAGCAGGTGAATTTGTTGCAAGAGCAGTTGTGCCATCTAAGGTCAACTGTAGTGTATTGTTTGCACTATCGGTTACTCTCTTAACAAGATACTTGTCATGATTTGCATCAGTAAAGTTATCACTAGCCATATGAATGGCAGAGATGTTATTCAGCTCGAAGCTGGTGTTAATCACCTCAGTAGAACCTACTGCAAAACCCCCTATTGATGAAAAATTCTTGGTTGGCATGACGTTGTATTACCTCAGGTTTATTTATACCTTGACTTTGGTAGTTGTGAATCTACCAGTAAAGGTTGTGGATGATGTTGCAGCAGAAGATTTGTTTAAACTGATATTTACGTTGTTACCTGCAACCGAAACAGTTGCATCCATCAAATCATTATCTGAAGTTATGGAGTTTGTAATAGTAGCGTGAGCAGCTGTGCCTGCAGCAGCACAGATAGCAGTTACCTCAAACATGTGTACCTTACCATCATTACTCTCAATAGTAATAAGAGTTTTTGCTCCTTTATAAGTTGTTTTATCAAATGCTGTAATCGAAGCATTTGCTGAGAACGATGTTAGTTCACCACCCTCTACACGACAGTCATCGAGTTCAACGAAGTCACCAGTAGAGTCAAATACTGTTAGGTAGTTACTTGTACCACCATTCCATCCTCGGTTGATCTTCCATTGTGCCTGTGCAGCGTTAGCATCTAAACTAATAAATGGTTTATTATCTAACTGACTTACAAAGTCTTGGTTAATAACATCAAGTCTAGCAAAAGCTGGAACTGTATTTGTTATTGCTGTAACTGTGAATGTTACATCATTTGCAGGTGTAGCACCACCGAGTAAATTACCTGCAATGGTAATTGTCTCAAGTGATTCAAATCCTGTACCTGCAGCATTGACTGCAACAGATGATATATTCTGTGAACCATCAATTACAACATCAAATGTTGCATTTATACCTTCAAATTCTGATGTACCTGCAACAGCAGTAAATGTTGTAGATGCAGTATATACACCTGTAGAACCAGTAGGGGATCCAATAGTGTCGATAGCACCTTGAATTGGAACTGCTCTCAATCTTAATCCATTAGTAACTTCAAAGTCTTTCTTAGTTCTAATTTTTGCAACAGATGTTCCATTCCTCTTAAATTCTATTGAATCTACTGAGTTATCAGTACCATCAACAATAAGAGTACCAGGTACACTGAATAGTTTAGAAGTCTTAAATGTTAATTTATCTTTGTCTAATGCTAGGCAGTTAACACCTTGAGCAAAGAATTCAAATGTATCTTCATCTGCACCAGGTGCTGATTCAGTTAATATGTAAGTATCTTGGTCAACGTCTCTAACACCACCAAGAGATACAAAGTCGGTTCCGTTATATCCTTCAAACTGTAATTGAGTAGTATTGTATCTAATAGCACCTGGTAAACGATCTAAAGCATTAGGACGCTCGTTTGTAGTACCTGAAGGAACTACGAATGATCCAGTAGTCTTACAAAGAATATCAGAACCTGCTGATGGTTTTAATACAACACCAGAACCATCTATATCAGTAACTGTAACCGTTCTACCACTTCCACCACCAGCTGCAGTGATTGTAAGAGTATCACCTACAGAATAATTCTGACCTTTTGCAACAACTGTGACTGCTGAGAAATCTCCACTCGCTACAGTAACTGTTACAGTACATCCAGTACCTGCACCATTGCTTGTTGTAGCAGTTGCTGTATATGTTCCATCAGTATATCCAGATCCAGTTCCTGTAACTGTCACTCCAAGAATTTGACCGAATGAACGGGTAGCAGTAGAACTATTGTTCTGAACTGTGTTATCAACTAAACGAAGTAGACCAGCATCAAGATTACCTGTAAATGTAGCATCACCATTCTCTGTATCAATTTTGAATGTTTCTGTAGTACCATCTGTAATAGAGAAGTCTACATTAGTTCCACCCTTAAATACAAAGTTACCCTCTCCTTTGGTATCAAAGTTAAGAGGAACGCTAATATCTGTACCACCAGTTGTGATAGTATTTGTAGCATCAATCTCAAGATTAGTTGCTGCAGAACCTATCTGAACTTTGTTAGTGGAACTATCTATTTTAAAGAATGGTGTGAGACTATCAGGAGTAGCGTCAACTTGGAACTTATGGATGTCTATACCATTAGCACCAATAGATCCCTTGGCAACTCCTGCAACAGAAATACCTATCTTATCAGCATCTAATCTATAAAAACCAGTTGTGTTTGAGTTGAAAAGAGAAAGTGAAGGTTCAGCTGCAGTACCATCTAATATTTGAATCTTTGTTCTCTTTATATTACTGTCTGCACCATCAACAGTAATTCCTCCATTGAAAGTTCCTAATCCAGTAAAGGTAGATGTACTTCCAACAGATAGCGTTGTAGTAGCTGCAAGACTTGTCTGGGAAGATAATCCATAGAAGGATCCATTACCATTCGCACTAATATTCCAGTTGCTTGCTGATACTTGTCCGTCAGGAGATATGATAGTATTTGCACCAGTAGGACCTAAAGTTAATCTACCGTCCTGTCCAAGTTCAATTGATTTTGTTTGATTTAAAGTTGCAATGGTTACGTTTAAACCAGTACCTTGAGTTTCCCCAACAGCAACTTCACCCAATATTAAAGTATCATTTGCTTCAAATCCATACCCACCATCTGATACAGTGACTGCAGTTGGAACTCCAACACTAGCAACAGTAAATTGGAAACCAGATCCACCACCTCCACCAACATCAGTATCAGCAACACTAAGAACATCACCAACTTGATAACCTGATCCAATAGCAGATATATTACTTACTGTAGTAATACCAGTTTGAGCACCAGATAATGTGTAAAGGAAACCACTACCAGTTCCACCTGCATCATCTGCATCTACAAAGAATGTATGTCCAACAGCGAAGTTACCACCAGTTCCTTGGTTAACAATAGTAGCAGCAGTGACCACACCACCAGAAATAGTAAGGTCAACTGTCATTCCTTCTCCAGACTGACCTGCAGCACCAGTAGTAAATGTGATTGTACCGCCAAGACCCATATCAGCACCATGCTGTACGCATCTATAATCAGTAGTTCCTTCACCAGCTACAGCAGATTGTGCACCAACTACAACCTCCCAATATGATCCAGCTGTACCAGCAGTACCAGATTGTCTAGTTATTACATTAGTTGCAGTTCCTAACAGTAGGTTATGGTTATTATTACTTGGATCGCTAGTGTCAAAATGATATGTATTGTTGTCAATTAAACTGAAATCTGCTGCTTCAACTCCATCAATTACCCATCTATATGCACCAGTTTGAATCGTAGAAATTCCTGAGGTAGCAGTACTAGTTCCACCAACAGCATTCTCTGTGTTGGCATCTTGGAATGTTCCAGTTACGTTGTCTAAGAAGATATATGCATTACCAGAGATATCTGTTCCAGTTGCTGTAACTGTACCACTTGCATTACTTACAGATCCAGTAACAGTTTCACCAACTTGGAAAGGTCCGTTGGTAATTGTGCTGTCTATATTAAGTTTAGTTCTAGTAACAACAGTAACTGTCTTTGTAGAAGTAGGAGTGTTTCTAAGAGTTGCGTTGACTAAGGCAGTGTCAGTATATCCAGAACCACCGTTAGTAATTGTACCTGTAAATCCTGGTATGAGGAAAGTTGCAGTAGCAGATATACCTGCTCCAGTAGTTGTGAATCCTACGTTTTGATATGTGCCAGGTGTATATCCAGATCCATTAGATGTGATAGATCCAGTTAAAGATTGAACAGTAACTGAAAGAGTGGCAGCAGCACCTGCACCACCAACAAATGTTAGTGTAGGAGCAGATGTATATCCTTCACCTGCTGAGTTGATAGTACATGTTGCAATTCTACCAGTCAGTTCGTCTAATGTTACGTTAAATGATGCTGGTGTAGTACCACCTGCACTTACGTCAATTGAAGGAAGGTTTCTATATCCTAGACCTTGAGTATCTAAACTGACAGATTCTACAGGGAAACCAACAACTGCAGTTGCAGCAGCACCTGATCCAGTTGTGTCTGCAGCATCATTCGTAATTGTAACTGTCGGTGTAGTGGCAGTTGTGTATGTACCAGCAACCCCGATGCTAAGTGTCCCAACAGCAAAACCTGGTTTAAGGTTGATGTTACCACCTGCACCTGCACCAGAGTCTGCTAGTGTACCTGAGATAGAAGCACCATATCCAGTACCTGCATTACTGATAGATCCACCATCAATAACTCCACCAGTTTGAGTAAGAGTTACTACAGCAGTTACACCTATAAAGAATTGACTTAGAGATCCAACTCCTGTTAATGGTATTTCAGTTCCTGAATTTGCATTTCCCTGTGATGATGCAACCTTAATAGTATTAGAATCAACAAATATTGCATAATAAGTAGAGTTGTGTGTCAAACCACCGATAGCAGTTGCAGACGCATCAAGTGTTTGAGCGTCATACGTCATCTGATCACCAGTTTCAAACGTATGGTTGTTGATTGTAATAGTATTAGCAACTAAGTCTACAGTAGTTGCACTAGCACTGAATGATTGTTGTGGAGGAGCATCAGCAGTAAATGTAGGACCAGCGTAACCAGTTCCACCTGCTAAGATCTCAATTTCTGCAACTCTAGAACCATTTGCTAACGAAGCAGTAACAGTACCACCACCAGATCCACTTAATGTTACAGTTGGAGCAGCAGTATAAAGACTTCCTCTTGCACCTGCATTCAAGGTAACAGTTGCTAGAGAACCAGTGGTTGCTAAGGTTGCGGTAGCAGTTGCTATTGTATTTGGGTTTGATGAAACAGCAACAGTGTGTACACCACCAAAATATCCAGAACCTGCAGAGGCAAGGTTAACTGTACCTATCTGATTCTGGAAGACAACGAATGATCTTGTTGAGAAACATGATGCTTCAGATGATCCAAAGAGAGTAGAATCATTGAATCCAGTAATGTTTAGAACACCTTGTACTGTACTACCAAACGCAGTTGACTTATTAACATCAAAGTAAACTGCTTCTTTAACGATTGTTTCAGCGTTAACAACAAAGTCTTCGTTACCAGAAGGGTCAACGATTACCTGACCTGTCGTTGAAGTAATACTGTTACCTGCTAGACGTAAGTTACCAGTCTCAATATATGCAGGATATATGTTAGTAGTACCAGTTCCATCACTTAAAGTAATGTTTGCAGCAGACTGAGCTGTTGATGTAGCAGCGAAAGATACGTTACCAGTCTCTTGGTCTACAGAGAATGCATCACCAACACGGAAGTCACCGTCTTGGTCTGTAGAAGAAAATAAAACTTTACCGCCATTTAGTTCTTCTACCTCATTTGCTTGCACAGCAAGAGATGGGTCGTTTGTAAAGTCTGAACCAGATCCAACATAACCAAAGTTATGTGCAGTTAATATAAGTTTTGTTCCAGAACCGTCTGCCTGTGCACCTTTCTGTCCATACACACATGCAGATGCCACTGAACGCATTTCAGCACCGAACTGAGAATAGTCAGCAGTAATAACAGATGTAGCAGAATCACCACCATCTGTCCTTATATCAGATGTTCCACCAGATACGTCTGTAAAGGTCGTAGAAGCGTCTGTACCGTTTGCATGAAGCAATAGTACTGTATTGATATCTGAACCATATTCGCTTGTTGTAGGAGTAAATCCTGCAGTGAAACGAGCAGATGCCTTACTAATTCTTACCTCATCAACATGTCCGTTAAATGCTTCTGTAGGAGATGCTTGATAATCAGAACCTATAATAACAGGTTTTGTAGTTCCATAATTATTAGCGTCTGTATATGTTCCTAACTCAGTTCCATCTAAGAATAATTTTGTGGTTCCGTTATTTCTAGCAACAGCAACATGATAGAAAGTTCCAGTTGCTAAAGTTCCACCACTAATTTGTGATGTATTTCCTACTGCATAATGTAAAGTGGTTCCATTAAGATACATTGTAGGTGCTGTATCTGTGGCAGAATTATCTCTAAGATCAAATATTCTTTGTATACCTGATACACTGCCAGGTCTTATAAATGCTTCTAAACACCAGTTTGCTGTTCCAAATCCAAAGTCCTCATCAGTTGGAACTTTAACGTTATCTTCAGTTCCGTCTAATAATATAGATGCTGTTCCAAATTTCTTTTGTGCTGTGTCTAACTGTGAGTCACCAAATCTACTTAGTGTTTTAGTTGGTTTATTGACTGTTGTAAATGCTCCAGTTCCTTTACCATTGATGAATACATAAGTTCCATCGTTACTTGCGACAGTTCCAGTTGCAACTGCTTTCTTATAAGTTACATTACCAGTGGTTCCTAGAGTTACAGTAATAGTAAAATTATTTGCGTCAACTACTGATGCTACTGGATAAAAACTACCAAATAATCCTTCCCAAGTAGCTAAAACTGTATCACCTTGACTTAAACCATGCCCATTTCTTGTGACTGTTGTAGTGCCACCACTGTGTGAGTATGTTCCTGACTGAAAACTATTTTCAAACTGATATGCAATTTCAGATGTAGAAAATGTTCCACTAACACCACCAAATTTTAATCTGGTTTGTCCTGTGCCAGCTTTACCTGTAGCACCTTGAACACCTTGTATACCAATGGATGCAAAATAGTTGAAGCAATTCAACCACTCTACACGCATACCGTTAGTGATCTTTACACCAACTTGATTAGGTGTTATGAATGTACACTCATTGAATAGAACAGAACTATGCAGTGATGCAGCATTTAGATTTGCACCATCTAACTTAGCACCACGTCCTGCATCTCCCTGTGCATACCCATAAGGATCTGAACCAGAAGTTACGCTACCTTTTGTATTTACTGTGATTCTCTCAATATATGGACTCTGTGTAGAGTTCATACTTGATACTACTTCAAATGCATATCCATCATCATTGACACTATCATAAAAGAAATCTTTGATTGTTAAGTCTGAGATATGTGAGTCACCAGACATTATAAACGCAGTATTAGAACTTGTTGCGTTTGTTGGTTTAACCTGTGTAGATCTTAGGTTTGTTCCACGTAATGTAACACCATCAGGAACTGTCATTGGGAACGCTTCCTGATATTCGCCAGGTGCAACTACAATTGTATCTCCTGATGTAGCGGTAGTTAGTGCCTTTGTAATCGTTAGAAATGGTGTATCAGGATGTTTACCATTCGCACCACTATTAGCAAGAGTTGTAACATCTGAACCGACTGTAGCAACATAAAAAGTATTCCCCTGACCATTCGTTATGTCAGAAGAAAGCATGGTAGTGACCACTTCACCTGTGTTAGGTTTCTGGTTTGCTACCTCTATTATATTTGATCCATTTCTAGCGTATAATTTTTTATCCGCTATATTAAGAGCGACTTCTCCGTCTTCTAAATTAGAAGTCGTCGGGACTGCTGCTGCTGTCGTCGATCTCTTTAGTTTGATTCTCGTTGCCATCTAAAGCATTCTCAGATTGTTGATCTTGATTCATACTATTTAACTGACTTTGTAAGTCACTTATTTGTGCTTCTAACATAACGTTAGTCAAAGTCAAATCACTTATCTTTTTTTGTAATGTAGCAATAACAATTTGTACGTTCATAAGTCAGATTCTAAAATGTGCCCCCGTCGATCGTGTTTGTCCAGACTGGAACTCCAGCTGAAGTGACGGTCAATACTTGATATGATGTAGTAGCATCATTACCTGTACCAGGTGATGCCATATTCGCTGCTGCAGTTACCTGTAAAGGTCCTGTGCCATTACCATAAGTAATACCATTTGAGGTAAATGTGCCTGCACCAGTACCACCAAACTCAACTGCAAGGTCAGTATCGAGTTCTAAGTCTCCAATAACAACAGTACCACGGTTTCCAGTTACACCAAAAACAGTGCCTGTGTCAGTTGCTTCTTCAATGAATGTCCAAGCACCTGCACCATCTGCACCACCTGTACGATCATAACCGAAGAAACCAAACTTGTTAGTTCCAGATAGGTTGTAATGAACTTTAACACCACGATCCATTGCATCATCAGCACCCCTAACTGTAGTTAAGATAGCACCAACAACTTGGTCAGCAGTGATTGCATTACTTATAGTGATGGTTTTAGTACCTGTGTTGATAGCAGATATAGTTGTGCTGCCAGGAATACCAGTACCAGTGATTGCATCACCAACCTGTAATTGCTCTACAGCATCAACTTGTATTTGAACTGTTGCGTTACCTGCAAAGGTAGCAAGAGTTTTAACTGTTACAGGAGTAGTAGGATCACCTAATTCAATGGTAGGATCGTTAACAGACATTGAAGCACTGTTAACAGTAGTTGTTGTACCATCAATTTGAAGGTCACCCTTGATTATAACCAAACCATCAGCGTCTCCACCTGCAGGATATGGGTCAATAATCAATTCTTGTATATTATTAATAGTAGATAGTGTATTACCATCTAACTTGAGGTTATCAATCTCAATTTGACCAGTCTGAGCTGTATTACCAGAAATGTTTGTCTGACCGTTGAATGTTACACCGTTTTGGAAAGTGGTTGTAGCATTAACAGTTAAACTATCTGTATCAGCAGTACCAATAGTAGTATTGTCATCAACCTTGAGATCTTTAACCCATGCAGTTGCTGCAACACCAATACCACCTCCAAAGGTTACAGATGCAGTTGATACGTTGGAAGCATCAGTTGTATCCTGATAATTTACAGTAACACCAGTTGCATAGTTCCAATCAGCACCTTCTACCTGAATCTTATCTGAGGTAGTCTCGTCATAATATATGGAAGCATCCTTTGTATTACCGAAATGAAGCTTCATGTCATCAGCGATACGCAAGTCGGGGGTACCTGTTACACGCTTGATGTCCACAACAGCATCAGAATCGTTGAATACAAATTCTACATCACCTGTAGTACCGAATTCTAATTCTTGACCATCCTCTATAACTATCTTACCTGTGCCATTTGCACGCATGATAAGGTCAGCATCAGTAGTCGCTGTTGTAATGACATTGGCATTTAGTTCAATGTCGTCAACTAACCACTGGTCAATCTTTGAGTTACTATCAACAATAACCGATGAACTTGCAGTTAGAGTACCATGAACATGGTCTAGCATGTCTGTGAAGTACTTACCACCCACAATTTGTGCAGCACCGTTGTTATCACCTGCAAATAGGCGATCACCTGCGTTTGCTTGTGTACCATTAGCACCGATAGTAAGTGCTAGTTCACCAAAGGTAATGGTGCCTGGTGCGGTTGATCCAGTACTCCTTTTAATGAGTATATTTGATGCCATCAGAAGCTACCCCCATTGATAGTGATGTTGTTTAATACGTTTGTTGGAATAAATTTTGTGTCAGCAGAAGAGTATACTAGCACTGAACCGTCAGCTAGTCCTCCTTGAGATACGTCTGTTAAGTCTACATCAGACATTCCTCCAATAGTACCTCCACCACCTCCAGTGGCGACTCTGGTTACTCTTGGAACTGATTGATCTCCAAATCTTAGTCGTGCCATTAAATTGTTACCCCCTCAAGTACGCTGACAGAACCTTCTAGCACTCTGGATTTGATACCAGATGTTGCTGTGATAACGACATCATATACATAACGACCTGACTTCATTGCGGCCGTTTGTCCGTTTGTGAGAGATAATTGAATCTGCCCACTGGTTGCAGGTGATAGAATTGCAGCAGTTACAGTAGTGGACGTACTACTTGTGTAATGCTTTTTGATTTTACATGCTACTGTATATCCAGTCAAGTTGAATACTGTTCCATTATCGTTTTCAATAGTGAAGTCGATGATGAAATCAGAACCCTGATATATCAGTAAATTGGATACAGCACTAGCCATTCTCTACAACTATATTATTTAGCTTAACTTTATTTATCTTCTTTTTGAATCAGGTTCTTTACAAGTTCTTTAAGTTCTGCCACTTCGTCCTTTAAAGTCTCCATTTCTGCTGCTTTTCGCTTTGCATCTGCACGTGCTTTCCTATATGCTTCATATGCAGTTACATCGGTGTTTAAAATTGCATTAGAATTTGGATCCCTACCGAGTTGGTTATGTCCTTCGACAGGGATCAGTTCAATTACATCATCTTCCATTATGCTAACGCTATCGCTCTAAAGTCTTTTACTCTAGGTATGTATGGCTGTCTCCAACTGAGTAGACTGATCTTGATTTGGAATGCATCAAAGTCATCTGTGTCCTCTACACTAAACTCATAGTCGGTAAATGTGGTTAGATCATTCTGTGGAACTAGTTCACCACTATCTGCTTTACCATCTGTATTGAAGAACTGGAATGGTAAGTCATCAAGGTTACCTGCATAACCTACTGGAACCAACTTGTACATCACCACAACCTTAGACTGATTGAATGTATTAGCAGAAAGCATAACCTTAATACCACTAGCACTCTTCTCTAGTCTTGCCACCTTAGTAATATAGTTAGCAGCACACTCTCCACCTATACCTGCAGTTGGTACTATATTATTGTACTGGTTAGCAGTTGTAATAATAGCACATTGAGTTAGGTCAATAACAGGAGATAAATGACTTGTCTCAGAGTTGAGAAGGATTTCCATAGTGAATGACTTAGCACTACTCATTCTGTTGATCTCATTCAACTGGTTAGCAATGATCTTAGTGTCTGGGAAGTAGTTCTCCTCAGCAATAGTGATATCTTGCCATATAGTATCCTTAACAAATGAAGTCTCTGCACTTTCGCCAGCTGGGAAAGGACCACATGAGGTTCCACTAGTACCCTTGACTCTAGCAGTTATGCTTGTCATAGGTTCTACCTGACTGCGAATCTGTGGTGTAAGAACATCCCATGGAACGTTCTGTGATACTGTCATGTTAGGACCACCACAGTTAATACTCTTACCTGCATTCTTACCAGTAATCTTCAAGTTGTAAGAATGTGGACTGTTAATGGAAATAATTCCACCTGTTGTATTGTTGTGAGTGTTATTAATCAATGTAAGAGGTATACCACAAAGGTTATAGCACTGTACCACAGCATTATCTGCATGTACTTTACCTGTACCAGATCCTGAAGTACCTGAATAGTTTCTACCTGCAGCATTGATTGTAATGACATTACCTGCGATACCTTCGTATGCAATGATCTCATCTCCACTACCGTCTTCGGCAGTTCCAAGTATCTTGAGGAAACCAAGGTTAGATGAACTAACAGCAGATCCACCTATTGTTGTATGGAACTGAGAAGCATCGTCAACAGTGATTGATGTTCCAACAGCAGTTAGACCAGCTCCCATATTGATAGCAGTATCCGCTACTTCAGAGATCACTCCACTTAATTCTAAGTAGTTGAGGTTAGATTGCTGACCATGGTTACTATGGAATACTCTAATCTCATCACTACCAGAGGTTGTCTGAAGTGCATTAGACCTTAGATTCAAATATCCACCATTTGCTTCACCTAACTGTGCATTTTCTAGTACAAGTGTACTAGTTGCTGCTGTAGTTGGGAGTGTAAACTCTGCTCTATAGATCTTAAACATAAGATCTTCATATTGAGTAGGTGTCCAAGTAGATGCGTTCTGTGATTTGAATAGTACACCGATATATGGTTGTTCTGATATTTTTTCACCTGCATGTGCAGCGTCAATAGCATCTCTACCTAGTAATGAGATGAATACCTTATACTGGTTAGAGTCAGATGTAAGAACAAGTGCATGTTCCTTTCTGAATGGTAGGAATACAGGTGACTTAAATTCAAATGTAGTAGGTTTAGAAGCATCCGCAGATGTGAATACATCATCAGGATCCTTAACCACCTTAGATAGTGGTAGTATATCCTGTGTTGGAGTTCCATTCTCTACAGTTCTGATGTCCATTGATACAGGTATCTCAGCATCCTTAGTAAAGAAGAACAAGTCAACCTTAGTTAAGAACACTCCACCCTCAAGAGTTGAATCTTCAACAAGGAATGTTTGTGCTAGTGGGTCACACCATCTAGTTTCTTCCTCAGTTGATACACTTGAACTAGTCAAAGTTCTAGCATCTTTCATGTCCTCAGATGTCACCTTAGCATTTCTAACTGAGATGATTGTCTCCTGAGTTGTCTGCAATAGACCTGAAGATGTAAATTCTGCTTCACCATTAGAATCTGATACACCAACTACCTTACTATTGTCAGGTGTGTCACTTAATCTGAATAACTTAGTACCAGTCTTGAACTTCATGTTACCTTCAACACTAGGTGCATCAATAAAGAATGAACCTCTAAGATTACCTTTCTTATCAGTCACCATGTCTTTGTTGCTAACTTTTGCTATGGCACCAGATGTTTCACCAACAATGTAGTCATTAATCTTAGGTGAACCATAATAAGTTCCTTTTGCCTGATCAGCAAGTGACTTAGTATCAATATTAATGAAAGTCAAGTTTGACTTATAATCACTAATAGATGTTATATCTGTACCGTCTAATGGGTTGATTTGGAATCCTTCATTAGGAGCAGCTACCCTACCCTTGAATCTAAACTTACCATTTCCTTTCTTAACATGGATAGTTTCTCCAATTTGGAATGGAATACTGTTTGTCTTATTATCACTAGCTGGATCTTTTACTAGTCCCATGATCTTAGGTGTAACTAATTTCTTAGGAAGTGCAATACCATCAAAGAATGCGTAGAATTTAGTTCTTGGTTTTAGTTTCTGACATGTAAACTCAATATTTCTAGAACGCATAAACTGAATATGCTCTACAGAAACAACTCTACTACCTAGTGACTGCTGCTCAATAACAGGAGTAACTCTGTATCTAATACCTGTTCTTGTTTGTTTTGTAGTGGTTGTTGTAGTAGTTGTGATAGTTCTATCTCTTCTTCTCTTACCACTTCTTCTCCATGATCCGACATCAGTTTCTGTGCTTGTGCCTGTCCATGTAGTCTTCCATGAGTTCCAGTGTATAGGTGAGAAACCATTTTGGTCTGCGTTATACTCTCTAACTGTGGTTAGGAAGTTACCTTCTACAGTAGGTCCTTTGATAGGATTGAGTGATTTAGTATCAACCCAGTTATCATTCTCAGGATATAGTTCAATATCACCAGTATAGGTAAACACGTTAAATGGGTTAACGTTCTCAACAGCAGAAGCGTATGGTTGATCTATAAGAACCGTAGATGAATATGGAAGTGTGATAATCTCATTTGTTTCCTGTACATTTGCACTGCTTGTACCATATGTCAATGGAACCTGAGTTGTATAGTGAGCAGGTCTCATCTGACCTTCTTCAAAGTCAGTAGATACTCTATAATCAGGATGTAAGGTGTCAGCAGTAGCAAGACTTGAGAAGTTATCTACAATGAATCCATTCTTGAATCTGCTAAGACCACTAGCATCTCTTACTTCCATACTTGCAGTCTCACCTTCAAGTAGTGATAACTGTGTATAGTATTCAAGTGTCTTAATTCTATCCTCTAAGTATTGGATGTCCCTGAATGTATATCTCTTGTAGTTTGTCTCTTCAATAGTAATATCTTTATCTACATCAAATACGTATGGTTGAATTGTCAATGTTGCTAGTAACATTGCATCATCAATATTATCAGGAGGAGCAGGTTGAGTAGATGGAGCACCCTTAACTATCTGAATGATGTTGTCTTTGTTCATAAAGACCTTATCAACTCTACCAAGATAGTATTGTATACTAAGAATAGTAGTATCTCCTATGCCAGGTAATCCAGTTAAGTTGCCAGTAAATGCTCTATTATCAAAATCAAGATACTTAGTAGCACTCAATGTCCATGGAGAAGCAACAGAACCTGCACCACCCAATTGTTCAGCAACTATTGGTCTAAAGTCAATAACATCTCTAAGATTTTCAGAATTGTAATTTGGTATCTCTTTATACTCTGAAGTTTGGTATGAATCTACTGTATAAGGATTACTACCAGAAGTAGTGAGGAAACGATCAACTATAACATATAATGGTTTTGTTGGTGCTGTATAACCTGCTCTTCTTACTATAGTTGAATAGTCGTAATACTGGTCTCTTTGTCCATCATCAAGTTCAAAACTTTCAGTTACGTTAGTAGCACCGTTACTTAATGTGCCAGCAAATATCTGGAAGGTAGAATTAGGTCCTGTGATAGTTTCTCCATCAGTGAACACATCATCATCTACTGGAATGAAGTAAACTATATTACTTGTAGTTGATATAACTCTTGCTCTAGATCCTGAGGTATCACCAGTAATAACATCATCAATTCCAATTGATCCTATTAAGTTAGTATACTGGAACTGTGGAAGAACGTTATCAGGGAATGTCTCTGATGATTCATATATTGCTTTAAGTTTGAATACATCACCAGTACCTAAAGAAATACGTTCATCATCCACTCTGTACGCATTACCAGTAGTAGCAGTTGTTAAACCGTTTGGACTACCAGATACAGTTGTCTTGTCAATTTTGAGGAGTTTCATCCTCTCAGTAGTCTTTGCCTTAGCAGATCTATTAGAACTGTATACAGTTACAATAACGTCAATAGTACCAGAACCACCACCAAGTAAACCACTTAAAGCAACAGACTGTGTGTTGACTGATGGACTACCTGTAGTAAAGTCACCTTCACTTAATATATCACCATCACCTGTACCAGATGTCACACTGACTGTAAAATCATCAAGGGCATCTGCATTCTTAATTAATAAACCTGAACCTACGTCAACTGTAGCAGATCCACTGGACACAGATACACCTGTTACAGCAACCCTAAAGTAACCTGCAGGATTTTGAGTATTGTTATTATCAGTATTCTTTACTGCTCCATATCCAAGAGGTGTAATTAAAGCTTTCTTACTTGCTTCTTTAATCTCTGGACGAGTTCTTATAACAGGACTTGTAAGTGCACCAGTAGCAAGTGTAGTACTACCTAAACGAGTAATATTAAAGTTCTTATCATCAGTCACTGCAGTAACTGTTGCTCTATGATTAGCATCAGCATTTGAGAACTCAATAATATCTCCAACTTTTAACTGAGTGTCAAAATTAGACAATGTGGAAGTAATTGTTCCAGTAGAAGCGTTACCAGTGTAGATAGGACCTGAACCAGGTAGTGCTACCTTAACATCCAATACAGAATCAGCAGTTCCTCCACCACCACCAAAAGCATATGATTTTACATCAGCAAAACTATAAGCTTTAACTCCACCTGCAGCAATAGTACCATGAGTAGCACCACCTTCATTATTAACCTTTAATACTTCGCCTGGTAAGAATACACCATTAGTCTGGTAAAGATATCCTACAGTACCAGAACCAGATCTACAGAAACCTGTAGCACCTGATGTTGCACCAAATACCTTTCTACCATTTGTCCAAGTTCCACTACCTGTAAGGGTGATCTTGGTGAATAGTTGTGTATCTGAAACATAGCACCTATAAATTGTTTCCTGAGTATTAAATGCTCCAGATTCATGGTAGAAGTTTAATGCTCTTGTTAAACCTATAATCGTACCTTGAGGATTTCCTACATTAGTTCCAGTTTCTGTATCTCTAAGTTCAATAGTCTCATATATGGTAGGTGCTTGATGTTGGTTTGTCATGAAGACATAGTTACCAAAATCAGATGTAAGAGATTCGTTTAATGCTGTATCAAAAGTTCTTGGTTTGTCAACATCCTTATATGTTGTAGATAACCTCTCTGTTCTATATCCTGAAATATATGCTGCTCCTGAAGACAACTGAACTGCAATATTTTCTTCAGTAGGAGTATTACCATCACCAGTAGTGGCATCAGATGCATATACACCGTTGTTAAATCCATCATCAAGGTTCTCTCTAGCATCAACAGCGAATTTTTTGACGTAGTAGTCACCAGATTCTTCCTTTGTTCTAGTTGCAAGGACATCATTAATGAAACCTAGAGTGCTTCTTTCTACTTTTTTCTGTACTCTACCACTGTCAGTCCTTAAAAGTTCAATAAAATCAGCAGCATTAGGTGCTGTAGGTGCTTTTTTGACTAAAGTTAGGTTAATTTTGAATCTATCAGCACCTGGTGCAGAGAAATTTGTGCTACCAATGGCATTATCATAAAGAGTTGCGTCTTCATCAGCAGTAATAATCCTTTCTTCTACCTTCAAACCAACTTTATATGATGGATCTATGCCATATTGGTCTAAAATTAGAGTTTGTTCCGCTACAGGTACGAAATAACCTCTAACATAATAGGTACCTGCACCCACACTAGCAGTTGAACCTCTACTATTAGCACCAGAATTTAATAATTGTGCAATAGGTGTGCCTGCAGCAATGGTTGTGGAGGCATAAGTTATATCTGTTTCGCAAGTAAATGTTTCACCATCTGTAAATGTAGTTGTAGTATTATCATTTGCTTTCTCTAGGTAATTAATATAGAATGTAATCTGACTCTTAGTTGATGCAGTAGCACTAATAGAGAATAATATACGAGCACGAACACCTGAAGTTGATCCTTTAATTACTAAACCATCTAAAGCACTTCTATAAAGTTCTACGTCTAAGTTAAGATAAGTGTTTTGTATAATAACACAAGCAACGTTCGTGTTCAATGTAATGCCACCAGGCACCACCATAGAACCTTCTTTATAGACACCTGTACCAAACGTGTCAATTTGATTTTGTAGTACACTCTGAAGCGTAGTAAGTTCTCTAGCCTGTACTGGGTAACCAGGCTTAAACAATACTTTTAGGAAACCCTTACTCTGATCAAAATCGTCGTAGTAAGGAGCTATGTTCAGGTTCGTATTTTGTGCCATTTAGAATTCAATTACTACTTTTAGCTCTTCGTTTTGATCCGCAGATCTTGTGATCGGAATCCTATTATC